AGAAGCCAATTTACGAGCTGCTGATGCTGAACCAACTACAGGAGCTATATTGCCAAGAATAGATTTCTCTATATCTCGTTTTAGCTCTTGTCCTGCTTTTGCTAATTGATAAGCTGTTTCAGTCTTACGACCTGCTTTATCAACTGCATCAAGAGTGCCAGAAACATTTACTACTTTACCCATTATTTGAGTTTTATTTACAGCTTGAACTGTAGCTACTGGTGTAAATGTTCCAGCAGCATCTCCTTCAATTAATGCGTTATTAGTGGCTGCTCCTAGTGTGTCTGTTTGCCACTGGTGAATAGTTGCTGTCGCTTTTGTTTTACCAATAGACGATACAACTGGGGTTTCCGTTGGTGCAATGTTATAGATTGTGTCGGATAAATCCTCACGCAATCCTTTTGCTGGAGTATATACTGCATAATCTGATACTGCCATTTTTATTTCTCCTTACATAAAGTTTTCAAATATAGAAGCTGCATCTCTGGCATCACCAGTTTGTAGCAACCTCTGTTGTAATTTCTTTTGTTTATCAGTTACTGACTGCTTTACTTTTGCTCCACCTTTAACCATCTTGGGAGCATTAGCTACTTTCTTTTTAACGCCAGCTTTACCTGCCATTAATTTATCGTATTGTGCAGCTTTATGTAACACTAAAACATGGCGTGAATCATAGACTTGAGATAACTCATCATCTGTGAATCCAACCTTTTTTCCATAATTGCGAATCTCATTTCTGATCTGTTCGCCTTTGGCTTTGTCTGAAAACTCTGGCAAGGATTGTGTCAGCTTTTGTGCTTCGCCTTCTACATACTTCTGCATATTTGCTGACCTATCCGATTCTTGCTCTTGAGCAATTCGTTGTCTTTCAGCATTTACTTGTTGTAGTTGGTCTTTTTTCTCGGTCATTTCTGCGACCTTAACTGCATATCCTATTGGGTCGTTCTCTTTCATAGTAGCTAAATCTTCTGGACTGTCATTACTGCCAACCAAGAATTGTTCAACTGCTTGAAGTCGTTGAGCATAGTCATCCCTAACTTTTCTAGCTTCAATAATAGCTTTAGCTTCTTGGTCTATGACCTTACGCTGTTCAGCTACTTCTTGAGTCTTTTTAGTATAGTCGCTGCCAAGTTGATAAGATTTCTTAAGTTCATCAAGGGTAACTTCTTTTTCTTCACCAGCCGCTTTGACTGTGAAAGTTTGTTCTTCCTCAACTACTTCTTCATCCTCAATCTCGGAGTCATCTTCAGATTCTTCTGTATCATCATCAGCTTCTTCAGCTTCAAACTCTACATCTTCTTCTTCTGTTTCCTCTACTTCTGCTTCTTGTGTATCTTCTTCCTTTTCAGTTGGTTGCTCTTTCGAGTCCTCTGGTGCGGATAACATACCCTCAAATGCAGATGTTGCATCATCTATTGTTATAGGGTTATCATTCCCACTTCCAACTTCTGGAGTCGTGGTTTCTTCACTCATTGTATTTCCTTAATCGCCATCTAGGTGTGGCATTACCATACAGGCTATATGCCTATAATATTGTCCATGATTTATCCTTAATCTTGTCGCTATCGACTACAGATTGAAGTCTAGTCATCATGTTGTTTGTTGCTTTAATCCTGTGATAAGCTCGTTCTCTTATAGCTACATCTTCTGGATTAGAGTTTTCTATTTCTGCGTAACACTCTTTAATCATATCTTGTATTTCATTAAGAAATGACTCGGTATTTAATACGCTATTAATTTCAGCTTTTTTATCCATTACATTCCTGCAATGTTATTGATCTTGTCTAAAGCATTTATAAGTTCTTTAGATTGAGATACATCATTCTTTGCACTATCATTTTGTGCCTTCTGCATTAGCTCCATTTCTTTCATAGCCATGTCTGCTTCAAACTGTGCTTGTTTTTGTTGTAGCTCAAGCATCTCTCTTTGCACTTTAAGTTCAAGCTCTTGTTTGTCCATTTCTAATTGTGCCATCTTTGCCTGCATCTGCATTTCAGCTTTCTCTTTTTCTACTTGTGCAAGTATTTTAGCTGCTTCAGTATTAGGGTCAGTCTGTGGACTTTCTGCTTGTTGTTGAGCTAATTGATCTGATTCCTCTTGAGATATATCTTTTAAGAATCCAGACTCATCTTTAAATCCTGCCATGTTTACAAATTTAGCTAATGTATCTCTATATTGTTTAAGGCTTACTAATGGATTACCAAGACCATACTGTGTCAGCATCTGCTCTTGCTTATCAAGGACCATTTGCATAACAGATAATTGTTCTGATTTACTACCAGTACCTAATCCAACATTAACAGTTACATTGTATTCTGTACTCCACTCTCTAGGATTCATGGGTACAAATTTATTATTAACTTTAATAATTCTTTCTTTGTTTTGATATTTACATACGAGTTGTAAGATACCCTTCATTAAAGATGAAACTCCAGTATCAGCAAAAATACGAGCTATCAATTCTATTTTTCCACCTGCTGCACTTGACATAGCAGCGACTGCTGTAGCTGTTACATTCTGTAATATGTTAGGGTCTAATCCTTGTGATGCTTCGCTGACACCTGTTCTTTTTGCTTGTACAGTATCTAAATACTCAAGCATAGGAAATGATTGTCCAGCACTAGATTGCACAGTCATTGGCACTAAAGCATTAGGATTCTTAATTCTAATTACACCACCTGCTGTAGAGGTAAGAAGATCATCAAGATTTACTTGGCCCTCAACTGCACCAACACGATAGTTATTAGTTAGGTATAAATTGTCTAGCATCTGTCTAGTAATAGTAGACTTAATTAATTGTAAATCCATTGTTCTGTCAGCTAATGATTCACCAAAGAACTTATGTGGTATTGGGAAAGGGCATACACTATGGAATGGTTGATAATCACATTCTTCGTGCATAAGCACTTTGTTGTCTGCGTAACAAACTCTATGTCTTTCTGCTATACCATCACCATCTAAATCTGCTCTTACATAACACTCGTAATACTCAACTCGTTCCATGCTTTCGTCATCAGAGTTATTAGTATTAAATGGTTCTTCACCTGCTGAATACCTTGCAACTCTTTCTGGAGTAAAATCTAATGTATCGCCAGCAGATAGTTCTGCTACAACATCCTTATCGTAACCCATAGCAATTAAATCACTACGAGTAACTAAACTTCTTTGTGCAACAAAATCTGCATCTTCAATGTTAATAGCTCTTTTATCAATTAAAAATTCTTCTGGAGCAACTGATTCAATTTTAACTTTAGATGAGTCTTTAGTTCTTTTGCATTTAATATTGTAATAAGTGTTTATGATTGGTGGTACTTCCATCATCATTGGCATACCCATCTCATCCATCATAGGTTGTCCAGTCATAGGATCAACAGGTGGTTGTCCAGTTTGTGGGTCTATTATTGGTTGAGGGTCTTGCTCTATAACTTCTTCTACAACTTCTTGAGAAACTATCTCTACTTCTTCGTCTTGCATAATCATTGCAAGTTCGTCTTCTGTTAGATTTTCATATTTCTCTTTAGTAACATCTTTCTTGTCATCCCAGTAGCATTTAAGCACACCAACTTTTTGTGCTAAAGCATCCCAAAACATATCATGCAACAATTCAAAACCATTGTTATCTTTATAAAATATGTGGTTCACATAGTTAGTAGCTTGTTCAGCAAGTTCACCATCACCCTCATTAACAGGTTCAAACACAACTGCTTTCTTTGATTGCGTAAACACCTTCATAATTTGAGGTAACGCACCATCAACTGCTTCTGCAACTTCTGCTGTTACAATTTGGCTGCGACCTTCTACTTCATTACCATAAGGTTCACGCATATAATACTGGAGACTTCTTTGCCTTGATAGAGAAGTTTCAGTTGAAATAAAGCCTAATGAGTCATCAATATAAGAGCCAATAATATTTACTAATTCTCTATTATCATCAGAGTTTACATCCATGCTTTTTTTGTTATATGCCATTTATTAAACTATCCATTTTTTGTTAATCTCAAGAGGTTTGTTCCATCCATCATCTCGTTCATCTAATCCTACTGCTAAATATCTAAAACTATCTGCACAATGAGA